AACCGCTTGATGTCGATTTGCTGGTTTCCTGTAAGTGTCAGCCTTGGCATGGCACTTTTTTCTGCGCACTTCCATTGGCTGTTTTTTATTGATGATAGCAATGTTTATCATCGTGGTCCGTTGTTCCCCGTGTTTTTGATGATTACCGCGGGTTGTTTGCTCATGGGCTTCGTTGTATTGGTTCGCCATAGAAGCACGCAGTTGCGCGGGGATTTTACGCTTCTGGGCTCCATCTATCTGTTTCCGCTTCTTGGCGGCGCGCTTCAGGTGCTTTTTTGCGGCGTTCTGCTGATGTGGAGCCTGACAGCTGGCTCTTTAATGATCATGTATATGTATTTGCAGGAGCGAATGATTCAGATTGACAGTCTGACCGGTGCGTTGACAAGATTATCTTTTGGCCAGCATTTCAGCAAGATGGCCGGAAAATGCCGAAAGGAACCTATAGGTATTTTGTTTCTGGATCTTGACGAATTCAAAGCCATCAATGATCGGTACGGTCATCTAGAGGGCGACGCGGCACTTCGTGCATTCTCGGAAATTGTCCGCTCACAACTCCGGAAAAGCGATGTTTTCGCGCGCTTGGGCGGGGATGAATTTGTTATTGTGGCGTCTGTGGGCGGGCAGGAGGACTTGCAGGCCATTAAGCGAAAAATCGAATCCGCCCTCGAAGGGTATAACCAAACCTCACATAAACCGTATCGGCTGGAATGTAGCATCGGCTCGAAGGTATTCGACAATTACTTTAGGGTCCAGGCTGCGTTGGCGGATGTCGACAGATTGATGTATGAACAAAAACAGGCCAAAAAGGCCGTCTGATTTTCTACGGATTATTATACGAAATGAACTTGCTATTTTTCGAATATAGAGTGATAGATATACCCACCTTAAGAAAGGTGGGGAATTCCATGAATGAAAAACTTTACAGAGCAATTGAGGACTTTATCACGCAGAGAATGGATGACCTTGGGGCAGATGCGCCCGCTTATGTGGCGGAAACCATAACGGAAGTGGGGTGCTGTGCGAAAAAGCTGGAAGAAACGCTTATGGAATCGCAGTTTTCGCTTTGGCGCGAACTGGAAGACGCGCTCAGTCGGCAGACCGGAGAGGAAATGCGTTACTATTACCGGGCAGGATTCCATGATGCGGTACGGTTCCTGCTGGGATGGAACGACCGTACGTGAACAGCCGGGCGCATTTTGTGCGGTTTCCTTCCCGCCTGGAAGACCTGAGGCGTCCTTACCTCTGGAGCGATCAACAGTCCTACTCAATTGCGAAGACCATAACGCTTGCCAGAATCGATTATGAGAACTTTATTACGGATTTCTGCGTTGAGCGCCAATATCTGGAGGATAATGCCGGCCTTTGCGGAAAAGATGCAGGCGGCGTGCTTCACTGCCTGCTAATCCGTCAGCGCGGCAGCCATGACGGTGTGTTGGTTCTCCCAGACCGCAGAGGTTATGTAATATTGGCTGCATACATATTAGGCACCGAACCATAGGAGTCTCTGACGAGGCTCTTTTTTCTTGCCGCTTTTTGAAGAATAGACTTGCTATTTACAGCATTTAGAGTGATGTATGTAGTACCAAAACCGGGTAACCCGGTAAAAAGAAAGGCAGTATGAATATGCAGATCAACTTTAACGTAACCGGCAGCGAGCGTAAGCGGCTGGTCGCAGCGATGGGCGACATTCTGGGAAGCAAACCAAATTATCTCGGCGCTCTGAGCTTTGCCTATGAAGTGGATTATTTCACCATCGACACAAACGGCACTGTCAGCTTCGATGATCGGGCGGACAGCGAGAAATTTAAAAACCTCGTCGAGCGGCTGCAAGAAAAGGGTTTTGCGGTGGCTGCAGCCGATACGGAAAACGAAGATATCGCTCTGTGCATCGAAATGCCGCGCACTTCCTTCACTGACACGGCGCTAGAAAACCTCAAGCGGTTGATGGAGAGCAAGGGTAAGCTCATTAAAAAAGCGCTCGGCGCAGAAACCCTCGACATAATAATCACAGATGACAAGGTGCGGTTCCCGTGGTTTGCGGACGGCAGCAACCCGGAGGCGGTTAAGGCTTACACCCACTTTGTTTCGGCACTGTACGATATGGCACGGAACCAGAAGCGCGTCACAGCGAAGGAAAAGGAAACCGACAACGACAAATACGCGTTCCGCTGTTTCCTGCTCCGATTGGGTTTCATCGGCGAGGATTATAAGGCTGAGCGTAAAATTCTGCTCCGAAACCTCTCCGGCAGCAGCGCGTTCAAATCTCCTAAAGGCGGTGCGGACGATGAATAATGGTTTTCCGTCAAGAGAACTGGTGGAGGGCATACGCGCCCGATACCCTGTAGGTACTCGTGTGGAACTTGTAAAAATGGACGATGTACAAGCACCGCCGGTCGGCACCCGTGGTACCGTCCTTGGCGTGGACGATATCGGCTCCATTATGGTACGCTGGGATAACGGCAGTTCGCTTCATGTAGTCTATGGCGAGGATATTTGCAGGGCGATAAGCGACAATGTCAAGGAATAACAACATAATATAAACAGGCGAGGACGCGCCGGAAACGGCGTGTATCTCGTACAAATTAATTTTTAAGGACTTGCTTCGGCAGGTCTATTTTTATGCCATTTTGAAAGGAGGCGACTGGTATACGAAAGCTCAAGAAATACACTCCAACTCGATTTATGGCCAAAGATTCTGTTTACTGTAAGGAAGCCGCCGATTATGCTGTCGCTTTCATTCAGGCATTGCGTCATACCAGCGGGATATGGGATGGCCAGCCTTTTGAACTTATAGATTGGCAGGAACAGATCATACGAGATGTGTTTGGTGTCTTGAAACCAAACGGCTACCGTCAGTTTAATACAGCATATATCGAAATACCAAAGAAGAATGGAAAGTCAGAGCTTGCTGCGGCAGTTGCACTTCTATTGACTTGTGGCGATGGTGAAAAACGCGCTAAGGTATATAGCTGTGCCTCGGATAAAAACCAAGCGAAAATTGTGTTTGATGTTGCTATGGCGATGGTGCGTAAATCACCAGCATTATCAAAAAGGGTTAAGATTACTGAATCGACCAAGACACTTGTATATATGCCCACGGAGAGTACTTATCAGGTACTCTCAGCGGACGTAGCAAACAAACACGGTTTCAATACACATGGTGTTATTTTCGATGAACTGCACACGCAGCCAAATAGAAAGCTCTACGATGTGATGACCAAAGGCAGCGGTGACGCCCGAATGCAGCCGCTGTATTTCTTAATCACAACAGCCGGCGACAATACGAACTCCATCTGCTATGAGGTGCATCAAAAAGCACTGGATATACTTTCGGGCCGCAAGACGGATCCGACGTTTTATCCTGTAATATTTGGAGCTTCGGAAACAGACGACTGGACGGACCCTAAGGTATGGAAAAAAGCAAATCCCTCACTCGGCATTACGGTGAGTATGGATAAGGTCAAAGCGGCTTTTGAATCAGCAAGGCAGAATCCCGCCGAGGAGAACAGCTTTCGCCAGCTTCGTTTGAACCAGTGGGTCAAGCAGGCTATACGCTGGATGCCTATGGACAAATGGGATGCTTGCGCTTTTACGGTTGACCCGGAAGGCTTACGTGGACGAGTTTGCTACGGGGGCCTTGACCTATCTTCGTCCACAGATATTACTGCTTTTGTGCTGGTTTTCCCGCCAATGGACGAGGATGACAAGTATGCCGTGCTTCCGTTTTTCTGGATACCGGAGGAGAACATCGATTTGCGTGTGCGCAGAGACCATGTGAATTATGATGTTTGGAAGAAACAAGGATATCTTCAAACCACAGAAGGCAATGTCGTCCATTACGGATACATTGAAAAGTTCATTGAGCAGCTTGGCGAGAAATACAACATCCGTGAGATCGCCTTTGACCGCTGGGGCGCCGTTCAGATGGTGCAGAACCTCGAGGGCATGGGCTTCACGGTCGTTCCGTTCGGGCAGGGATTTAAGGACATGAGTCCACCCACAAAAGAACTCATGAAACTAACTCTGGAGCAGAAACTTGCCCACGGCGGCCACCCGGTGCTGCGCTGGATGATGGACAATGTGTGTATTCGCTCAGATGATGCAGGAAACATCAAAGCCACCAAGGAAAAATCCACAGAGAAAATCGACGGCGCGGTCGCCACCATTATGGCGCTGGACCGGGCAATACGGTGCGGGAGCGGTAATGGATCCTCGGTGTATGACGAGCGCGGGCTGCTGGTTATTTAATAACAATTACTTACATTAAGGAGATGATTACCCATGGGCAGATTCAAAGGCCTATTCCATTCCAGGGACAAACCGCAAGACCGAACCGCCGGAAGCAGCTACAGTTTCTTTTTCGGCGGCACGACATCCGGGAAACCTGTCAACGAACACAATGCCATGCAGATGACCGCCGTGTATTCCTGTGTGAGGATCCTGTCAGAAGCAGTCGCGGGACTCCCGATCCACCTTTATCAATACACCGGCAGCGGAGGAAAAGAGAAAGCTCTTGACCATCCGCTATATTTTATCCTGCACGACGAGCCGAACCCGGAGATGACATCGTTTGTGTTCAGGGAAACCCTCATGACGCATCTGCTGCTCTGGGGCAACGCCTATGCGCAGGTTGTCCGGAATGCCCGCGGAGAGGTCATCGCGCTTTACCCGCTGATGCCCAACCGGATGTCCGTCGACCGCAGCAGCACAGGCGAGCTCTACTATACCTACAACCGCTCCTCGGACGAACCGCCCACCCTCATGGATACACAGGTTCGCCTGAAAGCCTCCGACGTCCTGCACATTCCGGGACTCGGCTTTGACGGGTTAATCGGGTATTCGCCTATCGCGATGGCAAAGAATGCCATCGGCATGGCGATTGCCTGTGAGGAATACGGCGCGAAGTTCTTCGCCAACGGGGCGGCGCCCGGCGGCGTGCTGGAGCATCCCGGCACGATAAAAGACCCGCAAAAGGTCAAGGAAAGCTGGAACGCGGCCTACCAGGGCAGCGCCAACGCCAACCGCGTGGCTGTGCTGGAAGAGGGCATGAAGTATCAACCCATCGGCATCTCGCCGGAGCAGGCGCAGTTCCTGGAAACGCGCAAGTTCCAAATCAACGAGATAGCGAGGATCTTCCGTGTACCTCCGCACATGGTGGGCGATCTGGAAAAGTCCAGCTTCTCGAACATCGAGCAGCAGTCGCTGGAGTTCGTTAAATATACACTCGACCCCTGGGTGATCCGCTGGGAACAGTCCATTATGCGTTCCCTGCTGTCCCCGGACGAAAAGAAGCGGTACTTCGTCAAGTTCAATATCGACGGGCTGCTTCGCGGCGACTACCAGAGCCGCATGAACGGCTACTCGATTGGCCGGCAAAACGGCTGGATGAGCGCCAACGATATCCGGGAACTGGAAAACCTCGACAAGATCGCTCCCGAACTGGGCGGCGACCTTTATCTGATCAACGGCAACATGACAAAACTGCAGGATGCCGGTATCTTCGCGGCGTCCCCATCAACAGAAAAGGAGGAAGAAACCAATGGAACAAGTGGTTCGAAACCAGAGAAAAACCGAGGCCCGGCACTTCTGGAACTGGGTTAAGAACGAGGACGGCCGAACCCTGTATCTGGAAGGAGCCATCGCGGAAGAAAGCTGGCTCGGCGATGAAGTGACCCCCAGGCTGTTCAAAGAGGAGCTCATGAGCGACGAGGGAGATATCACGGTGTGGATTAACAGCCCCGGCGGGGATGTGTTCGCAGCGGCCCAGATCTACAACATGCTCATGGACTACAAGGGCAAGGTCACCGTCAAGATTGACGGCCTTGCCGCAAGCGCCGCATCCGTCATCGCGATGGCCGGCGGTGAAGTGTATGTTTCACCGGTCAGCATGATGATGGTGCATAACCCCACCACCATTGCCATCGGCGACACGGAGGAAATGGGCAAGGCCATCGGTATGCTCGAGGAGGTCAAGGAAAGTATCATCAACGCCTATGAACTCAAGACCGGTTTATCCCGGTCGAAGCTATCCCATTTAATGGACGCGGAAAGCTGGATGAACGCCAAGAAGGCAGTGGAACTCGGTTTTGCCGATTCCATCCTGTTCAGCGACAACCCGGAGGAAAGCCAACCTGAAGTTGACGGCCTGATATTCAGCCGGATGGCGGTCACCAACTCGATTCTGAACAAACTGCCCCGAAACCCGAAACCCGAAAAACCCCCGCAGGAAGAGAAACCGAATACCATACCCGTTGAGTCGCTGGAAAAGCGGCTCTTTCTATTAAATCATTAGGAGGAAAAACAAATGAACAAAATCCTGGAACTGCGCGAGAAACGCGCGAAGACCTGGGACGCTGCGAAAGCGTTCCTCGACACCAAACGGGGCGAGAACGGCCTCATCTCCGCCGAAGACAGCGCCATCTACGAGAAGATGGAAGCGGATGTGGTCGCGCTCGGCAAGGAAATCGACCGGCTGGAGCACCAGCAGACACTGGACTTGGAACTTGCGCAACCCACCAGCGCGCCGATTATCGGCAGACCCAACCCGATTAGCGGAGAAACCAAAACCGGCAGGGCGTCCGACGAGTACCGGAAAGCGTTCTGGAACGTGATGCGCAGCAAGGCGCCCAACTTTGAGATTCTGAATGCCTTGCAGGTCGGCACGGACAGCGAGGGCGGCTACCTTGTGCCTGATGAATTCGAGCGCACCCTCGTTCAGGCGCTTGAGGAAGAGAACATTTTCAGAACCCTCGCGAAGATCATCCAAACGTCAAGCGGCGACCGGAAGATCCCCATCGTAAGCACCAAGGGTACTGCCGCGTGGCTGGATGAGGAAGAGGCCTACACCGAAAGCGATGATGTTTTCGGACAGACTTCGATCGGCGCATATAAGCTGGGGACGATGATCAAGGTTTCCGAGGAACTCCTCAACGATTCCGTCTTCAACCTGGAAAGCTACATCGCCACAGAGTTCGCGCGCCGCATCGGCGCCAAAGAGGAAGAAGCCTTCTTCGTCGGCGACGGAGACGGCAAACCGACCGGCATTTTCGCGGCAACCGGCGGCGCCCAATTGGGCGTAACCACAGCGGGAGCGGCGGC